CCTCAGGCGAATTATGAGTTCGCTGCATTCACCAGATTGCTAAAGGAGCGATGGGAATACTGGGAGTTGAACCCAGACTAAGCCCTTATAAGGAGCCCGCTCTAACCATTAAGCTATACTCCCATAAACCCAGATCCATTATAGAGGATCTGGAACTTTTTGTCAACTAGCTTCTTCGTGTTCTGTATGGATTCTTGTTAGATCATCTTTTTCTTCTGAATAATCATAAATTTTATACTTCATGAGAAGAACATTTCCAGATTTACCTTCTATGAGGAATTGATAACCTTTTTCAACTTGTTCCATAACGGAATCAAAGTCTTTTTGCAGTTCTTCTACCGTGATAATCTTCATGTCTTAAAAAGGATTAGAGTACACAAGAGTTTCTTCATCGACTTGAGTGCGAACTACTTCCAGAACATTCATGAATTGCTCAACAGTTTCACACTCTACAATTTTTTCACCACCTTCACTCGAGTAAAGATAAAATTTACGGGCAAGAGTATCAACAACACAACGTGTCAGATATTCTTCAGTGTTAGAAGGCATTCGGGATTTGTTTTGATTACCTATGTATTATATGGGGATTTTGGGAGAATGTCAACCCTCCTGTGCCAGTTTTGAGAGTGTCACACAAATCTATCCACATGCGCTTCATAATTTTGTTTTACTTCTGTATTTGATAGAGCTTTGGAATAAAATCTAACAGCAGAAATTTTTCCTGGAAAATATTGGCGAATGTATGTGGAAGTGCAAAATCCTATTCTCATTGATGCAGATGAAGACAATACTGATAAGTCGGAAATATTTGAAGAATTTTCCATAATGCCATTTATGTATATTTTATTATCTTTTCCAACTTCTCTAACAAATGCAACATGATACCATGTGTTAATTGAAAGGTTTGATGTATTTTCTAAACTTCCATTTCCCCTAGAACCAGAATTAACTCTAATACCACTTGGTTTATATACTTGTAATCCAATTCCTCTAGTTGAACTAATTCCAATTATACTTGCGCCGCCAGTATCTATGTTTGAAGTTAAGTTAGTATCATCTGTAATTTTAAACCATGCTTCTAAAGAATAAGAAACATCTCCAGAAGAAATTCCTGATCCATCACCGTCAATATAAGATTTATTAAATTCTAAGTACTTATTAGTAGATCCATATTGATTAAACCAAATAGAAGACCCATCTGATCTATCAAAGGTTGGACTATTTGCTGGCGCAGTTGCATATACACCATCATCAGATAAATTTGATAATGATAATACTTGATTTATTCCTGTTGTATTTTCTATAGAAGTTGATATTCCATAAGTTTTATCGGCATCAGAATATATAACAAGTTTATCGATTACAATTGGATCGACAAAAGTAGAAAGATTTGATATAGATTTTTTTAATTTTTTCTTTCTAGAGTCTAACGCTTTTTTTATATCTTTATCGCCCCAGATTTGTATTTCTTCTTGAGTTTTATCCTCTTTTATCACATTAACAACTGATAAATATTTTTCTCTCAATTTTCTTAGGTTTGGAATTCCTTGTACAACCTGAGAAATTGAAGACGCATATCCAGCACAAGTTGGACTTGAAATTAATATTGGTACAGTTCCTGCAAATCCAACTGTATATGGATTTATTATTTTATATACTCCAAGTGAATCACCATCATTATTTTCAATAGTATTTTCAAACCCATTACCAAATCTTGCTGGAGTCAACCTATTTTGAGATTCTTCAAAAACATTATCATCTCTCAATTCTTCCATATTTTCATATCTTTTTATTTTAACCAAATCTTCAAAAATTTCTTCACCTCTACCAACACCAATATTATCAATTTTAAGAACTGGTAACTTTTTTGGTATAATTGCAAATCCAGTTGTAGGATTTATTGCTGGTACATAAGAAGGAGATGTAGAACATCCATATCCAACCGCAGTATTAACTATAGTAATTATTTGTTGTTTTATAGAATTAATCTGCACATTATAATCATACATTTGATTATCATATGGCTTCGCTAATTTTTTATAGTCATCAACATTTCTTTCTTGTTTATCATAATCTATTTGTTGAAGTTCAAGAGGTGTTTTAATTGAATCTACTAATTCTACAGGATTATCTGACCAAGTTCCATCTGGATTTTGAGATACATTTCTAGTTCTAATAGTCTTTGGAGTTTTTCCTATTTCACTAGGTTCAGACCCAAAAGAATTAGCAGCATCTAATTGCTCCGTTAAATTTTGAGTTATTTTGAATGCAAAAAATTCTTGAGTTGACATGTTAAATTTTTATCAATTAATTCTTAGTTTTATATTGTGCATTTAAAAAAATCAAGTACTTAAATTTTGAATTTGTAATTTTAGATCATCAATAATTTGTTGTTGTTCTTTTACTGCTGCAATTAACAGAACAACCAATCTATCATATTTAACTGCATAATAATCATTATTTACGGGCAATTTACCTACAGATTCTGGAGCAACTTCGAGCAATTCTTGGGCTGAAAGACCAAGATGCTTCTCTTCAATAGATCTAAATCCAATAGACTCTGCGACAGTATTTAAATTATATGTAAATGTGCTTAAAGATTTAACTTTATCTAAAGCATTAGTAATTGGTTCAATATTAGTTTTTAGCCTCATGTCAGAAGCTGTTAATTCATCTTCGTGATTTTTAAATTCCATAATTTTGAATCTAATTTTCTATATTCTTATATAGTAAAGATATTGTGTTTTAATTTTTAGTTATAGTCAAATATCCATGTCCTCGGTTATATCCAATTACTGTGATTGCTGATTGAGAGTAACTTCCGCCGCCGCCGCCAGTATTAGTATTACTGTTTTGATTACTTCCACCTCCACCAGAATATCCTCCTCCTCCTCCACCACCACCAGTGTTTCCATGAGTTCCCGCACCACCACCAAAACCACCAAAAGCAGATGTTGCGGTGTTCCCTCCCGTTCCACCTGCTGCAAAAGAAAGACCTAATCCACTATAACCATATGATCCAGCTTGCCCTGCTGCAGTTCCATTTCCATATAATCCACCACCACCTCCACCCCATCCATTAGATGATCCAGTTCCACCATTTCCGTTAGAACCACCAGTTCCAGTAAAATCTGAATAACTAGAACCACCAGTTGTTCCAGATAATCCATCAGAATATGCACCATATATTGCCGAATCAAATGAAGCAAAACTATACGTTGCTCCTCCTCCACCTCCAGCAATTATAACTGGAGTGTTAAAAAATTCTGTCATAAAAGTTCCCCCACCACCGCCACCAGATCCTGTACTAAAAACAACTCCTTTTTGACCAACAAGTATTTTATACAACATTCCTTTAGTTAAAGTCACTACAGACTCAATAATAATTCCTCTAGAATAATTTGCATAATAACCATCTTGACCAGCGGCACCTGCAGCACGAATTGTATAACTACCTGTTGTTGGGGCATACCAATACTGAATTCCAGAACTTACTGAAAAATAAGTTGAGTACCAAGGTTGCGAGGTATAACTTGAAACTGATGCAAATGAAGTTGGACCAAATCTTCCAGTTGCTCCTCCATTTGTGAATGTAAAGGATGTGAAAGAAAATAAATCTCCCACTTGATCCATATATGGAGAATAATATGTATTTGGACCAAGTAAAGTTTGTTGAATTGTAGTCATAATATCAACTTAATCCAGATCCAGATATAACAAATTCATTAGGTGTGACGACACATAGAACAGTACAAAGTCCTCTTCCTGCTAATGTTCTATTTCCAGTTGTTGCTGTTCCAGCAATATACATTGTAGTTGAAGCACCTTGTGTAATTGTTTGTGCTGATGAAGAGTTATTATAAATCGTAATTGCATCTCCAGCACTGAAAACGCCAGAAGGGACAGTTACGCCACCTGTTGTGATATTAACTAAATCGCCAACATCTCCTATTGCAAGAGTGTATGAAGTTGTTTTAGCAAGATTTATTAATTTTCTAAGATTTCCTCCGGAATCAGAAACTATAGTAGAAGTTAAGTTACCTGTTGATGGATTATAAGTTAATTTTGATGATGATACGTTTAATGTTGGTGACCCAGATGCCACCGATGAAAGCATTGGATATCTCGTTGCGTTTGTTGATGTGTCATCAGACACGCTAATAGAACCAAATGGTGCAAATATTGATGTAAATGCCCAATTATCAGTACCATAATAATAGAAAACTTGTGCAATTCTTAAATAAACTCCATTTACAGTTTGTGCTGCTGCAGGTATAGAAGCACTGATTAATTGCCAAGTATTATAGTTTAAAGCACTAGGTGTAATAAGCTCTATTGTAGTATAAGAAGATCCATTAAGACTATATTGAAATAATAAAACATCTGATTGATAGTCTTCTGGTTGATCCCCCCAAGTTCCATTAGCAGCATTCACATAAAATTGAACTGTGCTAATACCATTTAAATATACCTTATTAAAAGTAGAGACATATCTCGTTCCATTTTGGTATTCTGAAAGATAACCATCAAAAATTGCTATCGGAGTTCCTGTGGGAACTGCAGTTGATGTTGCCATAGTTCCATAAACTGAACCAAGTGTTGCCAATCTAGTTCCATTAGAAACATCAAGATTTTCTGGTTCTCTTAAATTTAATAAAACATTATCAAGTGATCCAGTATGATTTTGATCACCTCCAACTTGACCAAATGCTGGCATCAAAGTTGTAAATGCCCAGTTATCAGTGCCGTAATAAAATGAAGTTTGGGTGATTTTTAAATAAACTCCACCAAAAGTTTTTGCCCCAGATGGAACTCTAATAGTTCTTAACGTCCAAACATTACTACTAGCAATATCAATGGGATTTATTATGTCAATATTAGTCCAAAAAGTTCCATCAGTACTATATTGAACAAGTAAATTATCATTTTCATAATATTCTGGTAGATCGCCCCAACCAGTTCCACCTCTATTAACGTAATAATTTAAGAAGTCTACATTTGTTAAATGAACTTTTTCTCTATTTTGAACAAATCTTGTTCCATTTAAATTTAAAGACAAATATCCATCAAAAACTACAATTGGTGTTCCGACTGGAACCGCTGAAATATTTGATATGCCGGAATAATTTCCAACTGATGTTAATCTAGTTCCATTTCCTACCGTAAGAGTGTTTAAATTATAAAAATTAAGTAAGAATAAAGAAAGATTTCCAGAAGAAGATGATGAATCTGATTCTGGTTGACCAAATCCACCAACTAAGGTTGTAAATGCCCAGTTATCAGTGCCGTAATAAAATGAAGTTTGAACAATTCTTAAATAAACTCCAGAAAAATCTTTTACCGCATCTGGAATAGTTATAGTTCTTAAAGTCCAAACATTACTACTAGCAATATCAATTGGATTTACTGTATCAAGAGTAACCCATCCTGTAGATGCGGTTGGGGAAGTTGGGTGATATTGAACAAGTAAATTATCATTTTCGTAATATTCTGGCAAATCTCCCCAACCAGTTCCACCTCTATTAACATAATATAAAATATAGTCTAATGTTGTTAAATAAACTTTTGTTTTGTTTGTAAGTACTCTAGTGCCATTTTGATATTCTGCAAGATATCCATCAAATATTCCAATTAAAGTTCCAGAAGGAACTTTATTTGTTAAAGTAGACATACCTCCATAATATGCTCCCACACTACTCATTCTAACGCCGTCACCTAAATTTAATGTTAAAGTATTGGCAAAATTCATTAAAGAAACTGTAAGATTTCCTGCACTAGATGGATCATTTACATTTGTACTATCTCCAGTAGATGCTATAAGAGAAGTTATTGCCCAATTGTCAGTGTCTTGATAGTATGAAGTCTGAGCAATTCTTAGATATACACCATTATAATATTTTGCACCATCTGGAATTTGAACTGTCCTTAAAGTCCATACATTAACACTAGCAATATCAATAGGTCTTATAGTATCGAAAGTAACATAAGTAGATCCATCTGTACTGTATTGTAAAAATAAAAAGTCACTTTCATAATTTTCCGGTTCGTTTCCACCAGCACCTTTATTAACATAATATGATAGGTATGATATTGTAGTTAAATAAATTCTATTAAAATTAGTAATTACTCTATTTGAAGTTCCGCCAAAAAATGCAATGTTTGTAGTTCCAGGAACTTCTGTTCTAGTTGAAGTTCCCCTTGCTGAACAAGTTGTTAACTGTACACCACTTCCAATAGTAAATAAATTTGGATCTGCAAAATTCATGGCAGCAATCATGATGTTGCCATTTCCAGAAGATGTAGTTGAAGAACCAGCAGATCCTAATTCTGGTATTACTGAAGTAAATGCCCAGTTATCAGTTTCTTGATAATATGCACCTTGTACAATTCTCAAATAAACTCCATTATAATACTTAGCGGCTGCTGGAACTCTTTCTGATATTAAAGTCCAAGTATTTGCTGCCACATCATCAGGGCCAACTGTTTTTATAGCAGTCCATCCGCTAGTTCCTGTGTAACTATATTCAAGAATTAAGTTGTCTAAGTTAAATCCCTCAGGAGAATCTCCCCAAGATCCAGAGGCTTTATTAACATAAAAATATACAAATTCTACAGAAGTTAAATAAACTTTAAATCTATTTTGAACAAATCTAGTTCCAGATGGTGTTGGAGCACTATTTGTTCCAAAAACTCCAATACTTGTAGTTGTGGAAGGAACTTGAGTTAATGAAGTCATATTAAGAATTGAACTAGGAAATGTAAGAAAAGTTCCAGTTCCTAGTGTTAATCCATTTGGTGTTGCAAGATCTATAAGAGAATAAGAAGAATTTCCCCCTCCAGCTCCAGATGCACCTTGAGTTCCTTGTCCCCCTGGTCCTTGAATTCCTTGTCTTCCTTGAAGTCCTTGAGCTCCTTGACCACCAATTCCTCCAGTAAATCCTTGAACTCCCTGGTGTCCTTGAATCCCTTGAGATCCTTGAGTTCCTTGATTTCCTTGAGTTCCTACACCATCTGATCCTTGAGCACCTTGTCTTCCTTGAATACCTTGAGATCCTTGAATACCAGATCCTTGAAGACCTTGGAAACCTTGAGATCCTATAACCCCTTGATTTCCTTGAACACCTTGATTGCTTAAACCTTGAGTTCCTTGTCTTCCTTGAATTCCTTGTGCTCCTTGAGATCCTTGATTGCCAAGAAGACCAGATATCCCTTGCGTTCCCTGAAGACCTTGAGTTGTTCCATCGCGTCCCTGAAGACCTTGAGTTCCCTGAACAAAAGTTCCCTGAACACCTTGAGCACCTTGAAAACCTATTCCCTGAACACCTTGAGCACCTTGATTTCCACTATAACCCTGAAGTCCTTGAGTTCCTTGAAAAGATTGGCCTTGAACACCTTGAGTGCCTTGAGAAGTTCCTGCTCTTCCTTGAATTCCTTGAGTGCCTTGAATTCCTTGACTTCCCTGAATTCCTTGAGTACCTTGAAATCCACTATAACCTTGAGTACCTTGTGCTCCTTGTGATCCTACTCCTTGAGTTCCTTGAAATCCTTGGGATCCATAGTCTCCCTGAAGTCCTTGAGTTCCTTGAAAAGATTGGCCCTGGACACCTTGCCTACCTTGAGTGCCTTGGGAACCTTGGGAACCTTGATTACCTTGAACTCCTTGAAGACCTTGGGTTCCTTGGGTTCCTTGGGTTCCTTGGGTTGCCTGGACACCTTGAGAACCTTGATTACTTAAACCTTGTGTTCCTTGAGTTCCTTGAAAATTACTTATTGTTCCCTGGACACCTTGCCTACCTTGAGTGCCTTGGGAACCTTGAGAACCTTGATTACCTTGAGTTCCCTGTGTTCCTTGAATTCCTTGTCTACCTTGAGTTCCCTGTGTTGCTTGATTACCTTGAACACCTTGATTGCTTAAACCTTGAGTTCCTTGAGTTCCTTGAAAATTACTTATTTGACCTTGAAGACCTTGCAATCCTTGCAGTCCTTGAGATCCTTGTCTTCCTTGCGAACCTTGAGTTCCCTGAAAATTACTTAAAGAACCTTGAAGACCTTGAATACCCTGAGTTAAAAGTGCCCGAGAATGAATCCAATACCTAGATCCAGTTTGAGCACCTACTGAAATTGGTACGTAATGATCATATTCAGTTCCAGCAGGAACTGGTTTTGCGCCAATAGAAGATACTCCAACTAATGGATCTCCAAGATCTGGTTCTGCTTGTTCTAATCCAAGAAACTCATAACGATCTGAAGTAATTCCAGTTTGGTCAAACTTTTTAACTCTGCCTGAATTATATTTCATAATTTATATTATTGCTTTGCAGTTTCTAAAACACTGAGAATAAGGTTTAAAACCCCATTAGTATTAGATTGAATTTTAATAACATCATTAGTTTCCAAAGCCAATCTTCCATCAGAAACTAGATTAACTGAATCATTTGGTGGTACATATACTGAATTTGCAAATATATAATCGTTTGGAGATTCACTTGTTCTTGAATGTATTGCAGTTACAGTATAGGTGCTTTTAGCAGCACCTGATGATACATTTGCCACTTGTGATAAAATTACAATAGATGATACGCCAATGGGGCAAGTATATATTCCAACATTATTTGTTGTAATACCAACTCTAATTGTTCGGAATTTATTAAGTGCAATTGCTGCCATGTTTCTAACTTAATGCAATAATTAGAGGGGTTACTGTATTTAACAGACTTTGACTGAATGATCTTCCAGTAATTGTTCCAGTTAATTGATTAATCACAACGCCATCGCCAATTTGGAAGTTTCCTGCCTGATTTGTGCTCGTATATACAACTTGTCCACCATTACGCTTATCAACTTCATTTGCCTGAATTGTGACACCACCTAAAGCAGGTTTTGCTGTATTAATATTTGTTCCAGATCCAACCCACTCTAATGAAATTGAAGTTGCAATTTGTAAACTCAATCTTGAGAAATAAACTGTTGTCCCAGCACCTACTGTATTATTTAGATTTTGAGTCAGAACCAATGTTGAAGTTCCATTAACTGGTAATGTTGCCGTTGTAATAGTATAATAAAGAGGATACAAAACTGCTTCTGCAGTTGCATTTACTCCAGATCCTCCAGGAAAATCAGTAATTGTAACGCTTGGGGAATTTAAGTATTGACTTCCATTACTGATTACGTCTATTGAAGTTATAACACCATTTTCATCAACGTTGGCAGAAGCTTCTGCACGAATTCCGCTAGGACCTTCTGGGAATCCAATTGTTACGTTTGGTGGATTTGTGGGATTGTAACCATTTCCACCATTTGTAACTTTAATAGCATTGACTTGATAGTACAATTCGCCAAAATAAATTGCCTGACCGTCATAAGGTCTTTGTGTCCCCAATCCAGAAATTGTAACAGTATCAGTTTCAATTTCTGCAGTTCCTACGGTTTCTCCAGTGTAACGATAAATTGATTTTGAAGTATAATCACCAACTCCATCGGAAACAAGACCATAATTACCAAACGAACAGTTTGAGTTTGTAATATCACACTGACCACCAGATTTTGTAAAGATTCCAATATCGTCGCAAATTGTAAAGATAGAAACCAATTGTGTATATGCACCATTTGTGATAGAAACACCAATACCATTTTGATTATATTGAGTATAAGAATCAACACTCATGGTTCCAGTTACACCAATATCTTCTTTATCACCAGGCTCTGCCGCAAATCCATCCACTTTCATTCCGATACTATCACCAATAAAGTTAGTGCAGTTTCTTACATAAGGACCTTGAGTAATTGGACCAACTCCTTTGGAGTATGGTGGGATTACAATTCCACCAACAACATAAGTATGACCTATTCCAGTTTTACCAACATTTACTGTAAATGTATTTCTTTCATTAGTTGTAGAAAGAACCTCAAATGCATATCCATTATTTCCAGATGGGAATAATGTAGTTGTAGCTGCTCCACTAGAACATGCAAATTCAAGATCCCGTAATGTTACGATATCACCAGTTCTTACTGAAATGCCAGGAGCAGTAATTGTAACAATACCAGTATTATTGTCATATTTTGCTTCAGTAACTTCTAATGAACGATTAACTACATAACCACCAGAAACATAACTATGGGGAATAGTTGAAATTCCAGTATAAACATCAAAAGAGTCGTCTGAATTAATTTTAGTTACATAAAATTCATATCCATAATATCCAGATGGGAATAATTGAGTTGAAACAGGTCCTCCAGAGGAGCATGAGAACTTAAGGTTTCTAACCTCAATTAAATCTCCAACCTTGACTAACAATCCTGGTGCTTTGATAGTAGTTTTTCCTGAAGTTTCTTCATAAAGAGCACTCGTAACACCGACAATAGAATCAAACCCTTTTCCTCTATTTCCTGGATATGTGGTATTAAATCCAACATATGAGAATGCAGTTGATCCTATTCCTATAATTGAAGTAACAATTCCAACACAAACTTTCATCGCTGAAGTTACGTCAGCACATGAATTAATTACATTATTAAATCCAGTTGCAGGATCAACTTGCATCGCAAGGTCTTTAATTTGAGTGAATTCATTCTGGAAATTGGTATATTTTTGAACTGTTCCACCAGAAACATAGGTGTGTGGAAGAACAGTTTTTCCACCAACAAACTCAAATGTATTTGGTCCAACTACCGATTTAACTGGGAAAATATAATTAAAAGTTCCATCTGGGAAAGTTGTGGTTGTATAGTTAGAAGTTAAAGTACCTCCATACATGTAACGATGATCTAATGTAGAAGTTCCTACATTTACCTTAACTTTATTTGAAACATAAAGTGCTGGGTAAGATCCTAGATTACCTGCAGATATAACTGTGGTTAGTATTGAAATTAAATTATCAATATTTGTTTTAACATCGGCGCAAGAATTTTCACTAGTATTAGATCCTGTAGCAGGATCTGCACTTATTGTTAAATCCTTAACATTTAGTTGATTTGTAATTGCTTTCTTAGCATAATCACGAACCGCATTAAATGCAGTTACACTTTGCGTTTCTTCACCAACTAAACCATTAGAAATTGGTGCTCCATTCTTATTAAAATATGCTCTAGTTGCTTCACGAATGTGCTTATTAGTTCCATACTTAACATCCTTAACCAAAGCATCAACAATATATCCAATATCTCTACGACACTTATTTTCACCAGAAACAAATATTCCTGGATTGTTTCTAATTGTATTAAGAGAAGTTAGTGAACCAGCAGAAACAACAGTTGTAATTAGAGAAGTTAAAGTGTCTAATGCACTTTGGACATTTGCACAAGATGATGATGAAGTATTAGATCCAGTTACAGGATCTGCAGTTAGTGTTAGATCTTTTGTGGTAAGTTGATTTGTAATTGCCTGCTTCATCAGGTTTCTTGCCTGATTAAAAGCATAAACAGATTCTGTTTCTTCACCAACTAAACCATTAGAAATTGGTGCTCCATTATTGAAATATTGTCTTACAAATGCAATAGAATAAGAATTTCCACCAGTAAATATGTCTGTAGAAACCGCATCAATAAAATATCCAAGATCTCTCTTACATTTGGTTTGCGTTCCGGAAATTCCAGGATATTGTGCAACTGTTGCCGACCAAGCACTGTTGACAATTTCTGTTCTGTTTTGTTGAATTAATCTGTAAGAATCTTTAAATCTTGAGAATCTTGTGGTTTGAACGTCATTTGGATAGTAGAAATCTGGATGTGAAATTGCAATTGCAGCAAGAGACTTATCAATAATTTCCGTTCTATTCTTTTGAATTAAGTTAGCAGCATCTATGTAACGGTTATCTGCAGTTGCAATTATGGTAAATTCATATCCAAGATTTCCTGATGGATAGTATGCAGTAGAAGGACCACCACCACTATCACATTCCCAAACAAGATTTTCTAACTTAATTTTTTTACCAGGTTCAATATATAAATGTGCTCCAGCAGTTGTTCCTAAACCAACCGCAGTTACTGTGGCAATACCAGTTGTACGATCATAAGATGCTGTTGAGATACCGAAAATAGGAGTATAGAGTTTTGATACTTCTCCACCATATTGGTAAATGTGATCTAAAGTGGATTTTCCTACATTAACAACAAATGTTTTTGTATCAAGTATATCTTGAACTGTAAATTCATATCCATAATTACCTGATGGATAAATTGCAGTTGATGGACCACCACCACTATTACATTCAAATACGAGATTCTGAAGTTTTACTCTATCTCCAGATGTAATTTTTAATGCTGTTGAAGTTTCTATAGTTGAAATTCCAGTTAATCTATCGTAAGAAGCAGTTACAACACCAACAGGGAATCCAGAAGATCCTGGAGTGCATGAATAAGTTAATCCTTGAACTTTTACTGGATCTTTTGTACTTAATCCATGATTAATTGCTGTTACTGTAGTAATACCAGTATTGGCATCATAAACAGCATTCACAACTGTTGTTCCTAATCCTACTGGATATCCACCCCAAGAACAATTATTGATAACTGCTCTTGCAACATTGAATGAATAATCTAGAGTTGCTATAGTTTGCTTAACTTCTTCTGGATTTTTTAGAATTCCCGATTTTAAACTCCAATCATTATTATAATATGCTTTACCAGCATCAATAGATCTAGAGTTTCCACCTCTAGTAATATCATGTATAATGCACTTCCAAATATCCGATACATCATCTGCACAATCATTACTTTCTAAATTAACACCATATCTAACAGCAGGTGCATTTGATGTTGTTCCTGCACCAATCATATTAGTTACAATACCAACTAATTGTTTGATTGTTGTACCTACACCTACACATCCACCATTTACTTGAATAACGGAAAGATCCTTAACTTGAGAAACGCTATTTCCAATACCTTGATATGATATTGGTGGTGTTGTGTTATTAATCACATGAGTTGCAATTCCAGCAGCATAATCAAGTGCTGCGATTGTCGCTTCCGAAACACCAACACCTGTAATATGAATTAAACCACCAGAACTATTAAAATATGAATATCCAGCACCAATTGATTTACGATTACTATTTGCTTTTAAATCATAAGAAATTGCTTGCATAATACTAACAACATCTTCTTTACAATTAGTGTAACTACTAATTCCAAGAGTAAAATTATATCCAGATGGTGATGTTAAGAAACCAACTGCTTCTGCTGAAATATAATTTAAGTTCTTATCAATTAATCTTGCGGCATCTTGTTCCCTATGACTTCCAGCAAATCCACTAAATCCACTGGTTAAGAACCCAACAGACTCTTTTGCAATATATCTTAAGTTAAATCGAATCATTCTTGCAGCATCAAAGAATCTATCAGTAGCAACACCAAGTAAGGGTTGAAGAGCAACAACAGCAGCTCCATTTTTCATTGCTGGACCAATAAAACTTGCATCTGTAATATGACATCCATTATTTACATGGAACATATCTTGATTTAAGTTTTTCGGTGTAATTACACAGTTTCTAAGTTCTGTTCCTTCAACAGAAACCGTTTTGGCAAGAATAATCGGGTTGTCTTCAATATAAGTTCCTGGGAATACTTTAATAGTGTCTCCAAATACTGCAACAGATGCGGCCGATTTAATTGTTTTCTTTGGATAATTTTCTGCAAGGCCAGTATTATCATCATTACCGTTCATAGAAACATAAATCGTCCTTCCAACTGGTTTGTAAGATTGAATTTTAACCTTTCCTTTTCCAGGAATTTGTGATTCAAAAATGTCAATTCCAATTCCAGGAACAATTTGAGTTACAATTCCTACTAATGTTTCTCCATTACCATAATAATTTGTAGCAGTTGCAGTTCCAACAACCGTCAAAGTATTAGTAATTGCACTTGTTCCAATACCAATACTTCCGGATGAAGGGTTGAATACTAATTTTTCAGAAGAAACAAATACTGTTGAAATGGATCCTGATTTTTCTGTTGAAAAACCTATGTAAGAAACAAAATTGTCTTCAGTATCTTTTAATTCTATAGAAACTGAAGAACCCTGAATCCCTTGCATTCCTTGAACACCTTGGGATGCTTGAACACCTTGGGTTCCTTGTGTCCCCTGAGATCCTTGAAGACCTCTAGTTCCTTGTGTTCCCTGAGTGCCTTGTGTTCCCTGGACGCCAGTTCCTTGCAATCCTTGGAATCCTTGTGTTCCTTGGATACCCTGATTACCTTGAACACCTTGAGTTCCTGTTCCCTGAAGACCCTGAAGACCTTGGAATCCTTGTGTTCCTTGAATACCCTGTTTTCCTTGAGAACCTTGAGTTCCTTGTGTTGCTTGAACACCTTGATTACCTTGAGTTCCTTGGAAATTACTTATAGGGCCTTGAATACCCTGTCTTCCTTGAGCACCTTGAGTTCCTTGAGCACCTTGAGTTCCTTGAGTACCTTGTGTTGCTTGTGTTCCTTGTGTTGCTTGAACACCTTGAACACCTTGATCACCTTGAAGACCTTGTGTTCCTTGGAAGTTACTTATTTGCCCCTGGAGACCTTGGAGACCTTGGAGACCTTGGAATCCTTGTGTTCCTTGAGTTCCTTGAGTTCCTTGATTACCTTGAGTTCCTTGGAAATTACTTAGAGATCCTTGAAGTCCTTGATTACCTTGTGTTGCCTGAACACCTTGAGTTCCCTGAAGACCTTGATTACCTTGGAATCCTTGTGTTCCTTGAATACCCTGTCTTCCTTGAGAACCTTGTGTACCTTGAGTACCTTGAGTTCCTTGAGTTCCTTGAGTACCTTGTGTGCCTTGAGTTCCTTGTGTTGCTTGAACACCTTGATTTCCTTGAGTACCTTGGAAATTACTTATAGGACCTTGAACACCTTGAATACCTTGAACACCTTGAGTACCTTGGAAATTACTTAGAGATCCTTGAAGTCCTTGATGACCCTGATTACCTTGAGCACCTTGGACTCCCTGATTACCTTGAGTCCCTTGGAAATTACTTATAGGACCTTGAACACCTTGAGTACCCTGAACACCTTGAGTACCTTGAGTTCCTTGAACACCTTGATTACCTTGAGTCCCTTGGAAATTACTTATAGGACCTTGAACACCTTGAGTACCCTGAACACCTTGATTTCCTTGAATTCCTTGATTGCCTTGTGTTCCTTGGGTTCCTTGGAAATTACTTATTGTTCCTTGAACACCTTGATCACCCTGAACACCTTGGAAACCTTGTGATCCCTGGTGTCCAACACCTTGAACACCTTGAGATCCTTGCGTTCCTTGGAATCCTTGTGTTCCTTGAACACCTTGATTACTTAAACCCTGAACACCTTGTGTTCCTTGGGATCCTTGGAATCCCTGTGTTCCCTGAATGCCTTGATTTCCTTGAGTTCCCTGAACACCCTGAACACCTTGATCACCTTGAAGACCTTGAACACCCTGGTTACTTAAACCTTGGACACCTTGAGTTCCTTGAGTTCCTTGATTTCCTTGTACTCCAGTTCCCTGCAATCCCTGCAATCCTTGGAATCCTTGTGTTCCTTGAATACCCTGTCTTCCTTGCGAACCTTGTGTACCTTGAGTTCCTTGAGTTCCTTGAGTTCCTTGTGTTCCTTGAATACCTTGTGTTCCTTGAATACCTTGAACACCCTGATTACCAGTTCTAGAAAATGTAAAACCAATTATTTCATTATTTGTTGGTGCTAGTCCACTAACCAACTCAACTGAAACAGTAGCAAAATTAATACCTGAACTAACTGATAAAACTCTTAAAATTATTGTTCTTTGAACTAATGAAATAGCAGTAGAAGTTTGAAGTATGAGATACCCCTTAAAAGTATCAGAAGAATCATCCCAAGTATCGTACCAATCAGAATTGTCATTTCCAAAAATATCTTCATTATCTATCCATAAAGTGGATAATCCTTCACTTAATGGATTCGCATTAAATCTAAATTTTCCGGTATTTAAAGTAGTTGAAGTAGGAGTGGATGTTAAAGAATCGTATTGATAAGATACTCCTCCACGACTACCAGTTAGACCTTGAATACCTTGATTACCTTGGACTCCCTGATTACCTTGGGTTCCTTGGACTCCCTGTCTACCCTGCGTTCCTTGAGTTCCTTGTGTTGCTTGAACACCTTGATTACCTTGAGTTCCTTGGAATCCTTGTGTTCCTTGCCTACCTTGAGTACCTTGTGTTGCTTGAACACCTTGATTACCTTGAGTTCCTTGGAATCCTTGTGTTCCTTGTCTACCCTGTGCCCCTTGAGAACCTTGGAATCCCTGAGATCCTCTAACTCCTTGGAAATTACTTATAGGACCTTGAGTACCTTGGACTCCCTGATTACCTTGTGTACCTTGAGTTCCTTGAGTACCTTGAGTTCCTTGAGTTCCTTGAGTTCCTTGAGTTCCTTGAGTTCCTTGAACACCCTGATTACCTTGAGTTCCTTGGAAATTACTTAGAGATCCCTGAAGACCTTGAAACCCTTGAGTACCTTGTCTTCCTTGAGATCCTTGTGATCCTTGTGATCCTTGTGATCCTTGAGCACCTTGATTACTTAATCCCTGAACACCTTGGGATCCTTGGGATCCTTGGGATCCTTGAGTTCCTTGGAAATTGCTTAGAGATCCCTGAAGACCTTGAGAGCCTTGAGAACCTTGAGTTCCCTGCGATCCTTGTGATCCTTGAATACCTTGTCTTCCTTGTGAACCTTGAACACCTTGATTACTTAATCCTTGAACACCTTGAGTTCCTTGAGTTCCTTGATTACCTTGAGTTCCTTGGAAATTACTTAGAGATCCTTGAAGTCCTTGATTACCTTGTGTTGCCTGGACACCTTGGGTTCCTTGAATACCTTGCCTTCCTTGTGAACCTTGAACACCTTGATTGCCTTGAACACCTTGTCTTCCTTGTATTCCTTGAGTTCCTTGAATAGACTCTCCTTGAAGTCCTTGTGTACCTTGAAAATTACTTATTGGGCCTTGAACACCCTGCAAACCCTGAGCACCTTGAAATCCTGGTATTCCCTGAACACCCTGTCTTCCTTGGATACCTTGTCTTCCTTGAGTTCCTTGGAAATTACTTATAGGACCTTGTGTACCTTGAAAATTACTTAATGTTCCTTGAATACCTTGATTACTTAATCCCTGAGAACCTTGAGATCCTTGAGAACCTTGATTTCCCTGCGTTCCTTGCGTTCCTTGCGTTCCTTGAAATCCTACAGTACCTTGAGCACCTTGACCAACATAAAGTCCCGATAGACCTTGATTTCCTTGAGTTCCTTGGAAATTACTTATAGATCCTTGAATGCCTTGTCTACCTTGAGTTCCTTGAGATCCTTGAGATCCTTGAGATCCTTGAAGTCCTTGAATGCCTATAGAACCTTGTGTACCCTGATTTCCTTGAATTCCTATAGATCCTTGAGTTCCTTGAAATCCAATTTGCCCCTGAAGTCCTTGATTTCCCTGAGTTCCTTGGAAATTACTTATAGGACCTTGAGTTCCTTGGAAATTACTTATTTGTCCTTGGAGACCCTGAGTTCCTTGAGTAGAACCTATATAGGGCAATCCTGCCCAAGGAGTAGTGCCATTGCCAATTTTTAATCTACTAGTATCAACTTCAAGACCAACTTCACCTTCTAATAAAACTGGATTTTCGGCATTCCACTCAGATTGATTAGCATATTTTAATATAATATGCCCACCACTAAGTATACCATTTGAGATAGAAATTCCCGAACCTACCCCACCACCACCTAATTGGCCAGTAACTATTAAATTTTCAACCTCAAGATCTGTTATATCTTCAGGTGGTCTATCTGCGTAGTAAATTTTAATTTTTGTCATTTTTTATGACCTGTTGTCGTAGTCCCAACCAGCAATTGAATATTCCGAATTGTCACCTGGATAATCTTTAGGAGTGTTTCCTTCATATTCAACAATTAATTTTTCACCTAAACGATCAGCCCAGATTTGATAAAAACAATCTATAGATGTCCCATTTCCAGATTTAACAACTATTTGTTTACCCCATTGTATTTTTTCAACAAATAAATCTTGACTATGCCCAATTTGTGTTAAATTTACACTAATAGTTTCTAAATCAACAAGACCATCCCAATAATCTGGAAGTTCAATAATATTACTATTTACCAATCTTCCGCGAACATAAACTGCAGATTCTGGTCCTTCTACACAAATATGTCGTAAACGATGATTAGGTTTATTTGGGTGAGGAATATCAAATCCTTTTTTGGAATTCACTACTGTTTGTAGGTTTCCTAGACCATCAACCATAACGACTCCTTTCAATCTAGTAACTGCACTATCAACAATTGTTACTGGAGAAACAATTTTATTGGCAGTTCCTGCGGTAAAAGTATTTTTACCTCCACTATTAATTGAAAGAGTTGCACCTTTAAAAGAAGTTACTGGTGAAGTGCAAAAAAATCCACTTCCTTTAATTTTACAATAACCATTAACAACTAATCCTCCAGTTTGAGTATGTAATCCTTTAAAGTTAGTAAATCCTTTACTTTCTATGGTAACAGGATTTGTTATATTAGGACCAACTGTTAATGCTGCTCCATCTATTCCAGATGCTGATCCAATGTAACATTCGTATATATTTGCTACTCCGCTTTTAAAAAAATTCGTTGGAATGTTTACGGCAGCACCGAATGTTCCACTCAAACATTCCAACATACCAAAAGCGTTACTATCTGCGTAATGTGTCATAATGGAGCTCCAGTTTTACCACAAGATTTTGTTAATCCTTCAATTAAATTTCCCCAATTTCCTGCAAGAAGATTCTTTATAGTAGATAATGCACTAACAGGACCAAAATATTTTATATCACCAGACATATTAATAAAATTTCCACTGATTACATTTACACCAGAAGTTCCGTTAATACATATTCTTGACCCAGCAAGTCTAACTTCTTCGGATGATGCAAAAATAATATGCCCGTTTGATCCTACTAAAAAATTTCCTTCACCTTTTTCACCCATAGATTCAATGTGTATATTTTTTGCTTTTAATGATATAGTTCCTCTCTCTGCAGATATAATAATATCCCCATTCTTTGCTACAATTGATCTTGCAATTGCTTCTTTTTCATCGGGAGGTATACTGTGCCCACTAACCTCATGATATGTTCCCTGAATATGTTCTACTTTATTTCCATTACTACCATAAACGACATGGTTATTTGCCGAAGTTATGATTGTAAGATCTCTTCCATCATCAGTAGATTCTGGGCCAATTGGTCCAGCATGAATAAAACAATATGGATTGTTTGATATTGTAATGTCTGGTGCTCTATCTGCCATTATCTAAGTACACAATCTATAACTTTAATTAATTTATCTGAAGTTATGGCATCAATTTGTCCTTGACCAACTAATTCATCAACTGGTGTAAATTTAAGAACAGATCTAAATTTTGCCCCAACTCCTGTTCTACTATTTATCCTAATCACAGGAAGAACTAAAAATCCAACTCCTGGATTTACAATTTCAATTCCAACAATTTGACCTGTAGGTGTTAATTGTAAATTAAATTCTGCACCATTATTACCACCTTCTATTTCAACAGTATCATTTGGACTATAACCACTGCCAGTATTCAAAATCTTAATATCTTTAATTTGAGATACTGTGTTTTTATATGGAATAGGTAAGTTAACTGTTGTTGAAATTGGAGGTGTAGTTCCCCCACCAGGAATACGTGTTCCGGGATCAGAAGGATCAGAAGAAGGTGTACCATTTACTGAAGTATTATATTTGCCACCATTGATAAATCCAGGTGTGTTGTTGTTAGCATTAAAATTTCCTTGACCATTTTTAGTTACACCACCCGAAGATCCAGATCCTACTAAAGTATTGGAATTTATTAAATTATTGGGTAAAGATGTGTTTCCAGTTCCAACATTACCTATCGTTGTTCTTCCTGTACCAATCGGAGGAACAAAAAGTTGACTTGTAGATCCTATTCCAGCGATACTTGACAATGGAGGTAAAACTTCTATAGTTACACTACTAGTAACAGTATTATTTCCTATAGGTGCATTTTTATTAGTTGCAGTTAAAGTATAAGTGAAAAATGTACTAACACCGGAAAGATTTAAATTTTGAGGAACAACTAAAGATGCAGATCCATCTTCGGGGACATTATTATATCCAACAATATTCAACCCAACTTGATTAGCATCGGTAGTTTCCCATTCAAATTTATACACCTCTCCCTGATATAATTTTGTTGGTTTGACTGTAAATTTATCAATGGAAGGTTTATTGGAATTTGTTTGAGTAGGAGAGGTTGTTGCACTATTATTTAAATCTACTATTTCAACTTCCAAGTCTTGATATATCTCTATTGGAGCAGAATTTGCAATATTTTTTGTAGCTTTAAGTGTATATTTTTTCTTAGTTTTTTTACTTCCTGCAGGAAATAAAATATTTGAAGAATTAATGGATAAATTTGCTTTAGAAGAAATTGGAAGTTTATTGTATCCAGGTTCTTTTAAAATTGTAACATAATCGGCATTTTCAACTTCCCATGATAATGTCAATACATTGTTTATCTGAACTGGACTTGGAGATCCAGTAAAACTTTTTATAATTGGCGGTATAATACCAGAAGTTATATTATCAGTATATCCAATTCCAGGATTTATAATTATTATGTCTTTAACTTTTAAGTTTCCATTTTCATCTTCTTCCATTTCTGCATAAGCATGAGCATTTTTCCCACAATTTCCAGGATCAGCAATAGTAACAAAAGGAGTTGACTTATAACCTTTTCCATTGGATAAAAGATTTGCGCCTATAACTTGTCCTATCTCATTAACAACTGCATTTGCAACTGCTCCAGATCCACCACCACCAAAAATGGATACTTGAGGCAAACCACACTGGAAAGTTCCGCTATAACATCCCCCAGGAGAAACATATGAACCATCAGAGGGTCCAAAGAAATCATTCATCCATCCCGTAATTGTTTTATCTACAGATCCAGATAAATCAAAGTTTGCAAAATTATCAAATCCAGGACTTTTTAAACCGCCATCAAGAGATGCTGTAAATTCTTTTATTTCTGGACAATTTGGTCTGTCGCATAAAAATCCCTCAAATCCTAAAATAAAATCTATAGCTTCAAAAACAGAACCTGCAACTTTAGTAATTCCACCGAGAATATCATTTATTTGAGCAAATATTGGTTCTAATGCTTTATCTAAATCATTGGCTAATTTATTTAATAAAGCATTTAAAAAGTTTTCTGCTGCACATAAAGGAGTATTAATAACTTGCCCAACTAATGAGTATAAAAATTCGGCAACCATTTTGGCAAGACCGGCAATAATGTCTTCAAATTTGCAAAAAATTTGATCAATAACTTCTTTTAACAAACCACTTTTAATTTGCTTCATAAGTGGTGGTAAAACAGAATTCAGTAAATCTTCTATACCTCTTCTTATTTTATTTAAAATCCATTCGCGTATTCTTTGAATAAACGTTCTTAATCCTGCAGATATTGCTGATATAGTTTCTTTTATTTCTCCTTGTAAATTTTGAATAAAATTTAACGCTCCATTTACGTACTTATCATAATACTTTTGTACGCTTTTCAGAACAGCAAAAAACTTTTTAAGAGCTCTCCATATACCTCCCATCTTATCATCACCACAAGGATCTGCTTTTCCTATTGGAACAGCGCACATTTCCTCAAAAGTTTTTCCAGCAACAGTTCTAGCAACATAAATTCTATTATTTGCTAAAGTTTCTTGGGGTATTTTTGCACCACTACCATCTATTTTAATATCTTTCCAAGATTGACCTAAATCATCATTACAGGCGTCAGATACATTAGTTGTTGCCATATTTTTTTACTTTTCCTTTATTCCAAACTCTTTTTTTGTTGGTAATGTCGGTTTTGAGGATGAGGATCCTTTAGATAAAACATGATAAACTTGCGGTGTTACTGTTTTGTACCAGTTCAGTGTCCTTTTAAATTCAGAGCTTTTTTTAGATTCAACTTCTTTTCCAGTTATTTCATATGAAGGATCATTTCTGCCAAGGACTCCTAAAATCATGGGTCTTTTTGGAGGGTTTTCATCATCCAAAAATATGCCAAATACCCACTCTCCACCAGTGATTGCAACTGTTGTTTTATTTAGAGAACCGTGCGTTGATGGTCTTGCAATAATTGCCCATCTCAAATCATCATCAGCGCATAAACTTCCTTCTGCCGGATCATACCCAGTAATGCGAACTTTAACCCTATCTCCCCATCCGTTTGCATCTTCTTTATTAACAGTTTGCCCAAGTGCAACTTGTCCTAAAAACCAACGAGGAGGATTTTTTCCAAAAAAACCTGGATTAAACATTTAATTGAATATGCCTAATTATGTCTTAATGTATATAGTTGAGGATATACATTTAACCATATGTATCCTTAACTAAAGTAAGTGAAGTGTATGAATTTTTTGGATCAAAATCATGACACAAATGCATAATTAAATATTTTCCACTTTGAAAACGATCTATTGCACCAACAGATTTATTATCAGGAGTTACTTTATTAAATTCACATTCTATAACATCTCCAGCCTGTAATTCTGCATTACAAGGTATAATCATATTAACAACTTGTGCAGTTAATGTATTATATCTCATTCTAGATTGTGCTAAATGCAATCTAGGATCATTATTCAAATTTGTCGAGATACCAACTTCCATATTTCCAGTATCAAATATGTAATTGTAAATTCTACTAAAAGAATCTTTGGCATCAAATTCAGAAGAATAATCTACATTTAAACCTAAAGGTACAATTCCACTACTAGTCAATGAAAGATATATTTCTTTATACTCAAATGTAAATGGATCAAAAAATATATTTTTAGTTTTATATACTCCATTTTTCAATGCAGTTAAAAGATTTTGATTTTTATCTATAGAGTATGAAATAATTCTAAAATCATTATCTTCATCAATACTAGATGTGGAAATTTCTTTATACACATATTTTCTAGGATATGGTTGTGCGGAAAATAAACTATCAATTGATCTAAAATTAAATCCAGTCCTAGTTTCCCAAAACAAAAATCCAGCAGAGCCTTCTACAGGAACTGCTTGGGGGCACAAAGATTTTATTAACGTAAATGGTGAAACTCCAGATCCTGGAAATGCACAAGAATTTTTTGTTTGTTCTATAGTTAATTTATTTAAAGGTATTTTTAATTCTTTTTCAAGGATTTCTTTTACGGAATTTGAAAGATTGTTATAATATTTTTTATAAACAGTTGTTGTTTCATTTGTGACAGCAAACTCTGATGTTAAAACTAACATCGTTGCATTTCTAAAACTTTCTTGTTTTCCTGCAGGTGGTGCAGCAATTATTGATAATGGATAAGATTTAAAATTTAATTCCCCAAGTTTTGGTTTTATTATAAACTCAAATTTTTCTTTGCCACTTGAAGTTATTGGTAAAGAATTTACAAGAGTTCCTCTTCTTTCTGTAGGATCAATTGCTTTGTCCGATTTTACAGAGTAACCCAAATCCGTGTATACTACATTAGCACTAATAAACGGAGATAATATACTTTCATAATAAGAAAACTTAACAACATCTAGTTTACTATCAGGATTTATAAAATCTACTCTAGTTCCCTCTCGTTGAACAACTAAATGTTGATAATTTGATGGACCTCTTGCTATATTTTTTACCATATTAACTCTCTAATATGTCTAGTGCTTGTGAAAGAAGTTTATTTGATCTAGGGGTAGACGAAGAAGTATTAGATCCTTGTTTGACTGCATAAGCAACAACTTCAGTATTATTAACAATGTATGGTTGTATACTGTTTATGTATACCACATCACGAGATTTGGAAGATTTTATTGAAGCAACATCAAAATTTTTAGCGGTTGTAGGAAAAAACGCTTGTGGTTGTGGTTTTATTTGTTGCTGAATTTGCATCAATTCAAGAGATTTATTATAGTCATCTATTAACCATTTGTTTTTCGCGTCAATTTTAATAATATCAGGAACTAATCCAGCATTTGTTTTCTTTACAAAAACAATTCCCATTCCAGGAAGATCTTGAACCATATACCTATTTCCATCTCTAGCAGCAAATTCAAAACCACCTTTAGGTACAGATCCTATTATAGGTTTTGATGTTTTATTGTCAATTTTATTGGATGTAGATACTTGAGTTTTTTGTACTTGATTTTTTCTGAGATCAAATACTGAATTCACATATCTAGCAGGATTGACATAAGCACCATTTACTATTCGTTCTAAATGTAAATGTGTATTATCATAATTTCCAGATCCTACAGTATTGGGAGGCCAATATTTAACTTTTGCAATAACTTGTCCTTGGTTAATATAACTTCCTTTTCTTAATCCAGGAGCAACAATAACATGTCCGTATACTACTTTTGTTTTATCTGCATGTTGAACATAAATTGCATCACCCCAATCACCAAATTTTGGTTCTATATGAACGATTGTTCCAGATTCAAATGCAGTAACTGGTGAATTTGCATCAACACCAATATCAATTCCCCTGTGATTTGGTCTATCAGTTGTTCTAAACCCACTAGTGAATTGTGGATTTCCTTGAGGAAGAACATATTTAAAAGATCCTGAAGTTGGTTTTACATCCAAAGATTTATATTTTTTAAGAGCAGATTGATATCTTTTTAAAAATCCTCTAGTGTGAACATTTTCTTGAGATCCTCCAGGAAGAGATGGCCACTGCCCAGTTAATCCTTGGGCAACTATCATTGGATCTTTTTGTAAATCTTTCACTATCCCATTTTGTCCTTTACCATAAGCAGCAACCGCTAATTTCCAAGCAGCTATATCTTGATTTTCTGGCGTAAATGCTTTTGCTGGTTTATACCGATCCCAAGTAGTAGATAGAAATTGATATCTACCAGCAGCATCACTTGTTCTTCCATCAGGAGTTGGTTCTGAAATTCTAGGGTGGTCTTTATATCCATTACTAAAAGTTTTACTTGGATACCGAGAATTGTACCCAGGAGCTTCAGCACCAGCAATAGCATCTAAAAGTGCTTTACCTTCTGGTGGGATATCAGCAGCAGATCCAGTAAATTGACCACCAAATCCTTCTGGACCATCCCCTCCTCCTCCACCTCCTCCACCACCTTCTTCATCTTTTACTTTAGTTTTTAAAATTTTAAGTTCGTTAAACTTTTTTAAAACCTCTTTAAATTTATTATTATTTTCATCACTCAATTTTGTATTTTCTTCTTCTACTAAAGTATTCTTTCTAAAAAACTCAAAATAATTTACTGCTTGATTTGCTTTTTTGCCTTTTGCACTTCCTCCAGGTTTAGCAAATGGTGTTGTAGTTTTAGTTGCAGATGGTTGAGTAGCAGTTCCTGCTGCAGTTTTTCTTGCTTGAGAAACTGTTCCACCCTTAGCAAAACCGTAAGGATTTTGTGAAGAAGGAGATGCAGTTGTAGGTAAAGTAAAAGGTGCTAACGGAGTTGAAGTTGGTGGAGGGGATTGTTGTGTTGCAGATGGAGACTGTGATGGAGATGTAGGTGGAATTGGTCCAGAACTTTGTGGCCTTGGTGGATTAAAAAATGACTTCCAAGATTTTGATAAGGATTCAATTCCATATTCTACACCATCATACAAACGTCCTAATTTATCAATTTCCGTTGATATGTTTTTTCTAGCAGATTTAATGACATCATAAGTACCACCAGCAAGTTTTGGAAAATTTTGAATTGCCCAAATAATAGCATTTAATCCTTTACCAATGATATCAATAGTAAATTTAATAGTATTTAAAATCCATGGATTATTTCCAAAGAATTTTTTTAACTTAGAAATAATTATTGGAAGATTATTAACCAATAAACCTAAAAATATTGTACCCAAAAAATCCATAATTTTGTCAAAAATACTTTTTGGTCCAGATAATATCGCAGAAGATACTTTTTTTAGGGGAGATGTAATTTTAGATTTGGCAGATTCTATGGACGTTTCTTTCTTTGATAAAAAAGATCTTTTTTCTTCTTGAGAATCAAATCTTTCTTTATCTAAACGTATTTTTTTTATTTTCTTATTATAAGAAAATAAAGAACTTTTTATTTTTGTAACAGTTAGTTTTAATTTTTTAGATTGAGTGTTAATCATCCTACAATACCTAAAGCAATTGCAGTTCTAGAAATATCATCAGAAAATGCAGGATTTACCGATGATACTGATGGAAGAGGAGTTGGATTTCCTTGAGGACCAGGAAGTGATTTGGTTTTAGGTTGGTTATTGATCACTTGTGCCGGTAAAGGCATATTAATAAAAGTTGTTTTTGGTGAAGCAGTTCCCAAATCTAAATTTGCGATATTCCATTTTTTAGTATTTTGTATAACTTGAGATAATGTATTATTAATTTTGGTTGAAGAAGACTCTCCCATACCAAATGTTTCTCTAGTTGGACGTAAGTATTCCTCTTGTGTGACTGGACGTCCAAACCCTTCATATTTTTCTTTTACTCTATTAACTTCTTCTATCGGTCTACCAACAGACCAATTTTTAGTCATTGTGGGACTAGGTTCTGGTGCGGATGACGCTACTGTTGGTGTTGGTGTTGGTGTTATAGATGATGCTGGTGCTGCTGGCGCTGGAGATGCCGCTGGTGCTGGAGATGCCGCTGGTGCTGGAGATGCCGCTGGTGCTGCTGCCGCTGGCGATGGCGATGCTGCTGGCGAAGAATGTGTAGAAGATTTTGGAATTTCAACACTTGATGAAGGACCACTAGAACTAGAACTTGGTGCAGTTTTTAAATATTTTAATTTTAAACGTCTTGCTTCTTCTTTTAAAGATTTATCATATTCATCAAGTATTTTTCCTTGTTCTAAAATATTTTCAGCATCTAGAGTATTGTTATTTTCTTGCCTTTTTATAGCCTCAACAAATGCTTGCCACATTTTCGCACCATTATTATTAACATCTTTCAATAAAGGTCTCCAACGTGTTGCTTCACTTGCACGAATAACTTCTTCATTTTCATCTAATCTAATTTGTTGTCCACCTCTAGTCATTGCAGGAACCATATCAGTTCCAGGTCGGTCGCCTTTACCTACAGTTCCTCCTAAAGAGAATCCAGAAGATTTCTCTATAGAACATGCCGTACATTTTTTCTTAGGTGGTTCTTTGATTGTTCCACCTTCTGCTTTTGTTGTAGCAGCACCAAGACCAATACCAAAAGATCCAGCACTACCAATCCCAAGTAAAGGAGCAAGTACTGATAATGCTGGTGCTGTCGCTGGAGTTGCAGCACCTCCAGTAGCGCCAGTTGCAACTACCAATCCAAGTGCAGCCAAACCAGCAGCTAGACTAACCCATCCAGCAGCTTGTTGTTTTGGAGTTAAATTGAGTGGATTTAAAGGATTTTTTTGAGTTGGTAGATTGCCAACAGGAGGTCTAGTAGGAGCACCAGGAGTAACTGGCGGAACACCAGGAATACCAATCGGAGGTAAAACAGTTCCTCCAGCAATACCTTTAATTGTGTTATAAATTCTAGGTTGAGAAGATAAGAAACCAGCAAAAGAAGTTACAACTGCAGGATTTCCAAAACAATTTAAAAATTGATTACAAATATTTCCTGGTCCTCCACCAGGTCCACCCCCAGGAGGTTTATTTTTTCTAAAAAGATCTATTAACTTCTTAAGAGATCTTGCTGCACCTACTACCTTAAGTATAACACCAAGAAGTTTAGCAGTTCCTAAAATAATTAATATTTCTTTCCAGTGATCTGCTAAGAAGTGGAAAAACTTCTTTAACTTTTCTCTATTTTCAGGTTTAGATAACCATATAAATGCATTATTAAGTATTAATCCAGTTAATATAATTTTAAAAAATTCAATTATTTTTTGAAAAATACTTTTAATTGGAGAAGTAACTTTATCAAAAGTTTTAGTAATTCCTTCACCTAATTTACCAGCACCTTCAAGAAATTTTTCTTTTCCTTCTGCTCTTGATCTGGATAATCTTTTTTTACGTTTTTCTAATTCTTTTTTTCTTTCATCAAGTCTAGAATTATAATCTAGTGCTAATTGCTTCTGTATTTCTAAAAGTATTTTATTAGTTTCAAATAAAGACTTATCTAATTCACTTTCACCTTTACCTAGATTTTCAGAGTCTTTACCACGAGGTAATAATCGTATAAACTTTTGTTGTATGCCTTCTTTAAAAACCTTTACAAAGTTTTCTTTTACAATTCTAATAATATTATTTTTTACTTCTGTCCTAATTAACTTCTCAATAACAGTTTCTTTTATGTTATTGAAAATCTCACTTCTTTCTGAAAATAAAGAAGTTAAAAATTCAGGTTTTGGTAAGTTAAGAACTGGTTTAATAAAACTGAAAGAAGTTTTTTTCAGTTCTATTTGAGGTCTAATCGCACTAGAAAAAACAGAAGACTTGATGTTTCTTCTGTTTATTTTTATTTTTTTGGGTATAGATGGTGCGCTATAACTTTGATTAATTTCCACTTTGCTGCTTTGCGTTTTCTTCTTCAATATACTGTTGAAGTAGTGTCACATATATGTCCCTTTCCCAAGGTTGCATATTTTCAATATCCCATAATGAATATTTATGATGCTGCATCAAAGCAAAATTTACTTTAAAATATGACTCAAGATTTGTATGAGCCATCATCAAGTGAAAAAACTTGCTAATCCCTCCAAAACAATTTCATTCTTAACACCAGTTTTTGGATTCTTGACCACGACAGTGTGAGAAAGTTTTGGCATTGTTGTAAAGAATTTCTCAATTTCTTTAAACTGCTTAGTATTCATTTGCTCAACAAATTCTTTAAGTTCTTCTTTTGAACAATCTGAAGCAGACCAACATTCTTCATTATTGTATACCATATCCACACAAGAAATAATCATAGAAAGAGATTTGTCAACATCAGTTTCATCTTCATTAAACTCAAAATTATTTTCTACAAATTGATCTAGAGATGGATATTTCATTTTCATAGATAAATTGTCATCAAGTTTAACAATATTTGTGTGCTCAGGATCTCTTTGTACTTTAATTAAATCAATATCAATAGATTCGTTAACTTGAGTTACACCATCATCTGGGCATGTTATCGTTACATCTACTGCTTCACCAATAGATTTTGCTCTAACATTTAAGAAAATATACTCAATATCAAAGGTTGAAAGATTTGATATTTTAATTCCTTTAGTTTGAATACATTCTTCTAAAATTTGAACAATGGCATTAGAAATCTGTTTCATGTCCTCAGATTCCAATGCCATTATAAGAATTTTCTCTTCTCTAACTAAAAATGGACGATATTTAATTTTTTTTCCTGTAGATGGTATTTCCAAATCATAAGTTGGAACAGAAATCTTTGGTAAAGGCATAATTTTTTAAAAAATTCAGTTGTGATTATTTATTAGTTGGGGGCACCGAATTTTTGTTTGGGTGCATAATCTCTATTATAGGTTGCAGAATCAACTGTAATTTGTGTATATTTTCCACCTATAATAAGATCTAAAGTATAAGTTCCATCAGAATTTGCATAAACTCCTTGAACAGTTTGTCCAACAGCTCTTTCCCTTCTCATAATATATCTGTCATAATTCATAGTAACTGTAACTTTCATTAAATCACCTTCTCCATAAGAAACTGGAATTGATGCCATAGATTTTGGGAAGGCATTAATAAGTTGATATGAAATATTTGCGGCTCCTGCAGACATCCAATTTTTTTCAAATTTTTTAATAAAAACTCCAGAATTTTTATAATAATCTGGATAATTAAATCTCCTGTAATAATTTCCAGACTGAATTATATTTTCATCATCTAATGGCAATTCACTACCTCCAGAGATGTAATCCATCCAGGCCTCGAAAAAACCTAGAACTTTATATTCTCTATCAATATAAAATGTAAAATCAACATCAGTATTAATTCTGGTATGTGCAAATTCTTGGCTTACTCCTATAAAATTATCTTTAACTTCTGAAGTTGCATATGTAGATGCTGGCAAAGACGCTTCAGAGCATAATAATCCCAACTCATTCTGAAAATCATTACTAAATCCAACTAAACCATACTTTTCATATCCGTATTTTGATATGTGATCCAAAAACGGAGATGTAAAATTTTTACCTGTATTATCACTTACCGTTCCCCAGCCAGGGGTTATAAACACTTGATATAAATTTGTTCTTGCCAAGTTTAAAAAACTTGGCAAAGTATTCATATGAACTTGACCAATATCTGGTACTTGTGCCATTTCTAAATATTTACAGCAATTCTATGTTATGAAATATTTAGATGTCATATAAAGGAAAATATAAACCATCATATCCACAAAAATACAAAGGAGATCCTACAAACATTATATACCGATCTCTTTGGGAAAGAAAGTTTATGGTCTATTGTGATAATAACAATAGAATTTTAGAATGGGGTTCTGAAGAAATTGCATTACCTTATCGGTCTCCTGTAGATAATAGAATTCATAGATATTTTCCAGATTTTTATATTAAGGTAAAAGAATCAAACGGAGAAATTAAAAAGTATCTAATTGAAATCAAACCACTAAAACAACTATCACCTCCACAAAAACCAAAACGTCAAACCAAGCAATATCTTTATGAAGCATACGAGTATGCAAAAAATCAAGCAAAATGGAAAGCTGCCAGAGAGTTTTGCGAAGATCGTCAGTGGCAGTTTAAAGTTATTACCGAAAAGGAATTAGATATCTAAAATGCCAAGAAAATCTATAAAGCAAAGGAAAAAAACAAATACAGATACTGATGATAAAGTTAATCGTCTTCGTGACATAACTAATAATTTAATTGGAACCGAAGATCCAGATGATTTGATGCTGGAAATTATAACTGCACTAACAGAAAGTGAAAAAGTTCCAAAAACTGGAAAATATTATGTTTTTGTATACAATCCAAAAACACCAAACATTCAATATGACCAAAATCCTTTAGTGGCAGTTACTGATGTTTTTCCTTGGGGATTTAGAGGGATCAATTTTCACTGGGGAGAAGTTAGACAGTATACCTGGGATGAAATTCCTGGTGGAATTTATGAAGTGTATCCATCAGAACTAAAAGATTTACAAACCATTCCATTTGGAAAATTTCGTCTAAATAATTAGAAAACGATAATGGCAGAAGTTTTACGTTACCCATACGAAGCCATAACAAAATCTACAGATTATCTTCAGATAACTATAAAAAATTACGAAGCGGGAGATATGCTGACCACACCATCAGCAGTGCCAACTAATGCTGCTGATGTGAGCACTACATCTTCGGCAAATTTATACAAACAAACTTTAGTAAATGATGGGGGAATAATTTTACTTCCCATGCCGTCAAATATTCAAGATAGTAATTCTGTATCATATGAAGAGGGTAGTTTAGATGCTTTTAGTGCCATTGGAGTAGAAAGTGCCCAAAAGATGATGATGCAGGATTTTAGTAAACCGGGAGGAGTTGCTAAAGTATTAGGAAATATTGCGGATACAAGCGTAGATGCAATAAAAAATTTACAAGATGCTGGAATCAAAGAAATAATGCTCAAAGCGTTAGCATCACAAGCAGTTTCTGTTTTTGGTGGAAATGTCACAGTAAATCAAATATTAGCACGTTCTGAAGGTAAAAGTTTAAACCCAAATATGGAACTCCTTTTTAATGGAGTTACTTTAAGAAGCTTTAGATTTTCTTTTAAAATGACTCCGAGAAATCAGAACGAATCAACACAAGTTAAAAAAATTATTCGTTCATTTAAAAGAAACATGGCCCCAAAAAGTGATGGCGCATTTCTTATAGCACCTCACGTATTTCAATTAGAATATAGGAGAGGTGGCGGATCTCATCCTTTTTTACATAGATTCAAACCATGTGCATTATCCGATATGTCAGTAAACTATACTGGAGATAATGTTTATGCAGTTTATAGTGATAGTACTCCAGTTTCTATAATTATGGATTTAACATTCAAAGAACTTGTTCCAGTATATGAAGAAGACTACAATGTAGAACAAGGCGGTCAAATTTTAGAAACAGATGGATCAGTAGGTTACTAAAATGGGTTATTTCAGAGAACTTCCAAACTTAAAATATATTTCTCCTCTTCCAGATAGAGGTTCTTCTTTAGATTATGTCGAAGCCAAAAATCTTTTCAAAAGAATTAGAGTAAGGCAAGATTTTGAAAGCGTATTTACTGCATTTAACAAATATACCATACAAGAAAATATTCGTCCAGATCAAGTTGCTCAAGAACTTTATGGTTCTCCAGAATTAGATTGGGTTGTATTAATATCTGCAGGAATAGTTAATGTAAGAGATCAATGGCCTTTATCAAATAAAGATCTTGTAAATTACGTGGAAAGACTTTATGGAACGGAAATAGACTCGCCAAGATATTATGTAACTAAAGAAGTAAAAGATTCTAAAGGAAGAATAATTATTCCAGAAGGAAAAATAGTAGAAAAAAATTATAAACTACCTAAACCAACTACAGATAATCAACCATTACAGTCTTATGTAAGATATTATGACAGCCAAAGTCAAACATATGTAACCGTATTTAATATAACAAAACCAGTTACAAATTATGAATATGAAATTGAAAAAAATGATGCTAAAAGACAAATTTATGTTCTTAAAAGAGGATATCTCCAAGAATTCCTAAACGATACTAGAACGATTATGAAATATAAAAAATCTTCACAATACGTCAATGATTACTTGATACAAGGGGAAAACTTAAGAATTACCTCTCCATAAAAAAAGGGAAGGTTTAAAACCTTCCCCAGATGCTAATCAGTCTTCTGCCAAACGAGCAAAGTAAGAAAGAGCATCGTCATCATCATCTTCCACAGGTGCCACAGCACGGCGGGTAGGTTGAAGATTGTTCAGTTCAGAACGAAGATCGTCATCAAGTTCTTTTGTAGAACCACGCGAGTTGTCTTCTTCATCAAACTCTTCAGGATCTTGATAACGAGGAGTGCCTTTAGTTCCGATAACGTAGTCAAGGCGCTTTTTCAGATCATCATAAGATTTGAATTGATCTGCTGCAACAAGTTCTGCAAGAGAATATTGCTTTTTCCAGATTCCTTCCAGAGCATCATCATCGTCCAGTAGAGGAGAAGGGTTGGCAAACTCGCTAGAGTCATAGTTACGATAACCAGCAACGTTCTTTGCCTTCAGTTTAAAGTTTGCACCCTGCCAGAAGTCAAACGGATCAATTGCTTCCTCATCTTCAAATTCGGGTTGCATCGCTTCGGTAAGTTTGTCGAAGATTTTCTTACCGTATTTGAAGAGGAAAACTTTACCTTCGTTTTCGGGATTTGCAGGATCCTTCACCACGTAAATGTTGCTGATGTAAGTCAGTTTACGCTTCTGCTTACGGGCGAGTTCTTTGCCAGCATCAGTACCGTTGTTCCAAAGAGTGGAATTGAGTTCGGATACAGGATCTTTTTGTCCCAGAGTGGTGAGAGAGTTTTCGATATACCAACCACCAGGACCTTGGAATGCGTGACTGTAGAGTTTCACAAACGGAAGGTCTTCGCCGTTGGGGGCAGGAAGGAAACGGATTACGGCATAACCGTTGCCGCTTTTGTCTACATCCAGTTTCCAGACGCGGTCATCACTAGAACCGCTACTAGTATTCATTTTTTCAACTTCTTTGACCAGTTTGGCGGTCAGAGAACCAAGTTTAGATTGCTTTTTAAGATCAGCAAAAGACATTAGGATTACCTCGGATAGTTTGGATTTGGAGGATTACTTGGATAGTATAGCAAGGAAGAGCAGGGAAGTCAAGGGGTAGGATTGATAAACTTTTTAAGAGACTCAATCGTTTTTGTCATACTAGTAAATAACACCTGCATATCTGTGTCTGGTGGGAATCCCATCAAAGACACAGATTTGCGCAAATTCTCTTTCATTTCAACTGCCGCTGGATCATCAGACAGAGATAAACGTGTATACATGATACGTTGTTTATCTAATAAGTTGCTCAACTTTTCAATATGTTCCAACTTATCTTCATTTGACATCATACCGAAAGTAAGAATACTTCCGTAAATGTCTTCTTGTAGTTTATTAATTTCTCTCAATTCTTCCTGAATAATTTCAGAATCAAAAAAGTCACTCATTTAAGATTTCCCTTAATTTCTTTTTATATTGGAACACATCAATATTTAGGAATGGACTATACTTTTTAAGTTTTAAACTTACGGTTTCCCACACTGGATCGAGCAATTTCTTATCAAAATCGGTTGAGAAACGGAATATTTTGTCGTAAATTACGAATGTTTCTAGCGATAATTTCCCGCTTAAGAACCTTTTGAGGACTGGTGGATGCCCCTTGGAACAATTCAGCGCATCGTCTAATTTTATCTCCGAGAACAATTCCTCCGATTGTTCTTTGAACAAGTAAGTTAAACTCTGTTGTCTCCGCATCCAATCTGCGTAGGTCCTTTCTCCAGAATTGATAATTTCTCCAATCCATAAGTTTTGTGGGTTGTCTGCGGATACAAAGTTTGATACAAGAAAATCTACGACTTCTTTATCAGAATACTTACGTGAGGTTTTTTCAAACCAGTACTTATCTTTTCGTTTATTAAAAGAAGTTACACTGGCACGTGATTTACCACCATATCTAAAGAAGTCGTATTTTGGATTTGTGAAATGATTTTTAAGTGACAAATAATGTTGATAAGTTTCAAAGGGGGTCACGATCATAGGGGCAGTTTTGCTCTAGAAGTTTTTTTCATAAAATTGAGACGAGTTGCGTCCCATTTTAATCTTTCTTTTAACGGTTTTGAAACCAGTTTTGATACAGATTCTACATCAATACTATTAACTTCACAATAATGACAAATAGCATCAATGTAGTTCATATTTTCAGATACCACTATCTTTTCGATTTCTAATGAAAATTTAGATGGAGTTAAAAATTTATTTTCTATAGCTTGTTCTAATTCTTTATTGTGTTCCATACAATTCCAGTTTATCTCTAACAAACTCTCTAATGTATTCGGTGAGTAGTTTGATGTACTTTGATTTGTCTCTTTCTTCATAAACGATACATTCTCCATTTTCGCAAGCCATGATAATTACAAGTTTTTTGACGGGAATACCAGTCAGTTCATAGAACATACAGGCATAAGCAGCACACTGAACAAAATAATGCTCAATCCACTCCCGTGGTTTTGGTTTTTTAGATGTTTTAAAGTCGATTATTGCTAATTCGCCATCAAACTCTGCAATACAATCTACTGTTCCCGCTACTCCAAGAACTTTGCTGTA